CTTCAGGCGCCTTGACTGATTCAATCGTAAGCTCAAGCTCCTTATCTTTAATGAGTCCCTTGTCAATCTTTGCCATCTCTTCATCAGTCATCATGAAGACTTTCTTCCTAACCCAATTTCTATCTACGAGATTAGGAATTGAATTTGCAGATGTTGCAATCTGGAATCTTGTGTTATAAAGTTCAAGCTTCTGCTGCTGTGCAATTGTTGATGGATTAGTTAGCTTAAGTTCAAAGTCTAAGAGATCGTTTCCTTCAAATCCATTTGCGTGTAAGTGAATAATGGCGATCTTGTTCATCTCAGAGACAAGAGTTCTCTGAATTCTGGCTATTGTTCTAGAAAATCTAATGTCCTCTTGTGAGAGCGTTGCCTTTGCTCCTAGACCTTCATCATAACCAAGATAAGCCTTTGGAATCTTCAAAGCTGCGAAGAGCTTCTTCTGGATGTATTGCACGTCCTCAATTGCAGCGGCATTTGTTCCGCCTGCCAGAGACTCAACCTTTGTTCCCTGCTGTGCCCCGCGAACAGGAATGAAGTAGTCTTCATCGACTGACATTGGATTATATCTTAAGTCGACGCGACCCGTCTGACGATCGACAACTTGACTCTTCTTTAACGTCGCCTGAGCTTGTTCCATGTAGTTAGGAATCTCTTCAGGTGGCACATTTCCTACATCGATATAGAAAACTCTGCGCTCTGGTGATCTAACAACTCGATAGACCAACATTGCATCTTCAACAAGGATAAGCTGACGCCAGATTCTTCTAGCGGCTTCAAGAACTGATGATCCATAAGGAAGAAATGCATCATTTCCAAGAATTCTGAAGTGTGAGACTTGCCAGTTCTCTAAGACCTGATTACCTTGTGTCAGCCAGCGATATCTAACTGCTAGTGGATCAGTCTTGTCATAACCTTCTTCACGTTCAATCTCGTTGACAGGAATAGGAAAGACGTTGACTACACCCATCTCAGGAGATACATCATTAAAAAGGAAGAAGTCGCCGTACTTGCACATATTTCTAGTCCAAGACGACAGATTGAAATTAACATTAAGTGTATCGTAGAAAAGCTCGCTTAGTAGGCGATTAATCGTTGGATTTTCTGAGTAGATGTGTAAGACGTTACCCTTTTCATCGGGTGAAACTGTCTCTTCTGAGTAGATATCAAGAGCGCTTGCAATCTCAGGTGTGTACTCCATTTCTTGGAAATCAGAGTATCTTGCCATACGATCGTATGAACCGTATGCGCTCATTGCAGAGCTATAAACATAGCTCTGAGCTTTCCTAAATTGTTCAAATGCAGACGTTTGTTTCGTGGTAGGACCATACTCACGAACTCTTCTCTTTATTACAGGACCGCTTCTAAAAAGCTGCGTCAAGCGTGAGAAGAGATTATCATTTTGGGCCATCTAGATCTCCTAATTCTTAAGAATCCAAGCAAACTCAGGTGGAACATGCGCAGGACGCGGCTTTCCTCTAAGCATTCTATCTCTATTTTGATCAGCAGTATGTCGATTAGATAATATATCTGCCGAAGCACCATTAAACTCTCGGGATCTATGACCCATCGCAGCTAACATTGCAGAATTTAATTTATCTGAGTCTCTACTGTAATCAGATGATGAATCAAACAGCCAGTTACCAATTGCGAGGCTCATCACAAGGTCATCATTCTCGCCCTTCATGGCTTGAGCTTTGTTCTCTTGCCAGACGAATGTCTTTAATTCTTCATAAAATCTTGATGAATAGATCAAAAGTCGCTTATTTCTAATGACTTCTTCCAGTTTAGTGAGAATTAGACTTCGACTCTTGCCACTTGTTGTAAAGCCTGCGAGCTCTGTCTCTTCGGGAGGTATGTAACCTCCGATATAGACGGGTGACTTGCTCTTGTTGTAGTACATTCTCGGATAGTTTAAGTCTTTTAGTCTGACGATGGTAGCATAACCAAATGAGTTGTTCTCAGGACAGAGTAGTGCCTTATTAAACATCAGAGCAAACTCATTTAGCATGTCACCAAATTTATCAGGCGCAACTTTTCCTTTGTACTCAGCTACGACTTCACCCTCTGTTGCGTCTATGATGTGAAATGTTGAATAATCTTTACCATCACCTCTCGCGACGTCAGCAGACATGATGTATTTGTGTTCTGTTAGTGGGTATTTCCAGACCCACACGTTTTTATCAAATCCAAGTCTATCAATCGGTGGACGAACAACTTCACGTATCCACTTAATGTCATCATCATTAAGGAAAGTCTCACCTGATGAGGCAAAGTCGCACAAATACTCTTGAGCGATCTCTTTTGCAGAAAGATTCCTTGTCTCTTTTTCATACCATTCTCTGTCACGCTCAGGATGGACATCCCACATTAGTTTAATGGGCTTAAATTCATTCAGCCCAGCCTCAGCATCCGTGTATAGCTTGTAATACTGTCCACCAACGCCGTTGGGAGTTGACAAAACAATAGCTCTACCACCCGTTGAGATTGTAGGATACAAGCCTGTCCAAAGTTCGTCAAAGTTTCTAACGAATGCAGCCTCATCGATGATTAGAAGTGAAAGAGACTCAGAACGACCTGCGTCTTCTGACGTTGGTACTGCCTTAATAGATGATCCATGACTAAATTCGATCATCTGACGATTGTTTAGTGTGATCTGTGGTAGAACAAGCCATGGTGGAAGGCTTGACACCATGGTCTTTACTTTCTTAATAAAGTTCTGCGCAACACCAAGCTTAGTTGCAATAACAAGAATGTTCTTATCTTTCTGAAAGAGCGCAAGCCAGACAGAATATGCTGCAACTAATGTAGAAAGACCAAGCTGCCGGCTCTTGACAACGATTGTAAATCGATGATCAATAAAGTCGGTTACACAGTCATCTTGGAATTTGAATGTCTTAAATGGAATCGTGCCCTTTGTGGGATGCTGGATTCTCACATAATTGTTGAAAAAGTAGACAGGATCTTTGCCACATCTAATGATCTCAGATACTTGTCTACTTTTATTTGATGTATTCATAAACCTACTTCGTATGTCGTATTCAATCTAAAGTATGCGACCTTTCTAGGATTATACGGAGACATGCTGATCATTTCTATTCCATTATCAACATTCTTCTTCTTGAGATTCAGGTCTTTGCCTTCGATCTTCTTGAACTCTTTCTCAACTTCAGCGACTGCTTTACGAGTGAGCTCATTTGCTGCTCTCTCGTGCTCTTTTGTCTGCTCTCTCATTGACTGTTCAGATGCAATGTGGATGACTGTGACGTACTTCACAATCAAGGCATTCCCCTGCAAATTCATCTTAATTGATGATGTTGGTGATGCTGCTGTCGAGCTCTTGCCGAAAGTTGTGTTAATTACCTGACCGAGCGTGTTGACCTGTTGCATTGAAAGCATAATTAATTCCCTCTTAGTCTAAGTATTTCATTTCTGATGAGAAGACGGCGCTTATTAATCTGCTCATTCACTAATTCACGATTAGGACGCCAGCCAGCCAACCAATCAGGACGATTTCTTTCAGCCCAATCTAGACCACAATCTTCGCAACATTCAAATAGACGAAAATATGAAGGGTCGTTCTTACCAACCATCGCTGTCTCACAGACAGGGCAGAAGAGCGGCGTATTTTTATGAGTATTTGACACTTGCGCCTCCGTCAATCCAGTTAATATCTATGAAATTATCAACTGAGTCTTTAATTGCATCAACGTGTGAGATGATAAGAATATGACTAAAATACTTCTTCAGTGACTTTAGTAATCTTGTGCAAGCTTCAAGATTTGTATCATCTAGCGCGCCAAATCCTTCATCAATAATGAAGATGTTTGATTTGGGGAGTGAAGACATGCTAATTAGAGCCACTCTTGTTGCAATTGCTGATATCATCTTTTCCATGCCGGAACCCAATTCAATGATGCGACGCTTATCACCATAATTGATGTATATCTCTAGTGAGTTAGAATCGTCGTCAACTTCTAGTTCAACTGTAAAGTTGCAAACACCAAATAGAATGTTCTGAATTTCTAGGTTGATCTGTGGTAGCATCTTAGAGATAATCTGCGATGGCAGACCCTTTTTGGACATTGCAACGTTTATTAGTTCATAGACCTCTAGATCCTCTAGGTCTTTCTCTAGTGTTGATTTTTCTGTGATCAGTGTCTCTAGCGAAGTTTCATGTGATCCAATGTTTTTGGCATTTAGTAGCTGCTCTTTCTTGAGCTTCTCAATCTCAATCTCAATTTCCTTTATTGAGTCATAGACGTCACATAGATTTGTCGAATCATTTACAATCTTCTCAAGTTTTACAATCTCTGTCTTGAGACTTTCAATCTGGTCATTAATCTCATTTAAAGATGAATTTATTGAATCAATTTTAACTTCAATCTTGCTGATCTCGATTGATCCCATTCTCTCATCATCAAGTAGTGACTCGTACTTTTTAATCTTTGTTAAGAGATCTTTCTTGACAATGTCATCATATTCAGTCTTTAGATCACGCAAGTTGTCTTTCTTCTGCTGGAGAAGTTTTTCCTCATCTCCAATCTTTGTCTTACTGATGAATGCCTTTTTTATAAATGGACAAGTAGGAAACTCATCTCCACAGGGCACAGTTGACAGAATTCCTGCGTCATCCTTCAACCTTGAGACTGATTTTTCAATCTGTAGTAACTCGTTTTTGGCAAATTCCATCTTTGAGTGAAGAGAACTTTGACGCGTGTATTCTTCTTTTAGACTATCAATTGGAAAATTGATCTTCAAGTTCTTAATTTTATTGATTTTATCTTCATATTTTTGTTTATTCTCTGTTAGAGCAACAAGCTGATTATCACATGATGATTGCCGATCATGCAGTGATGACATCTTTCTCTCAAGATCTCGTAGCATCACTGCAGCTTCTAGTGAAGAATTTCCTGCAACAATCTGATTTAAGCTTGTAAGTCTAGAAGATGAATTTGTCATCTTCTTAAGAATCTCTTCAGTCTTATTCTTTTCTAGTGACAGAAGATCAGAGATCTCGCGCATTTTAGCATCAATTTGCTGTCGGTCTCTACGACCTCTAAAAGTCGCCCTAAGTGGTACAAGATCCTCTCTTGATCTCTCGTAAAGATGATCAAATATATCAAGATTTAAAAACTTACCTAAAATCTGCTTTCTAGCAGTTGACTTCTCATCAAAAAATCGATTTAGACTTCCCTGAGCAGCTAAAGATGTCATAAAGAAATCATCAGCAGAACCGATTAGCTGGCGCAGGATCTTATCAGTCTCTCTACGTTGCTCATCAGACACATCGCTAAATTGCTGATCTGAGTCTAACTTTGTCACAGAAAGATTTGTATTGACGTTTGTGTCACCTTTCTTGTTGACAGTCTTCTTTGTCTTTCTGATGACGTTATATTTCTCATTCTTGACTGTGATCTGTGCTTCTGCGATGCAATCATC